AGGTCGAGAACGAGTACGACGAGGACGTGATAAGCGAATGGCTGGCAGACAAGGAGTGTTCGAGATGCCCCTGCAACGATGAGGACAGCCCGGAGTTCGATACCTGTGAATGCAGCCCGTTGAGCTGCCCGAAGCTGCGGAAGAAATACTACAAGCCGAGTGCCGTCGTGTATGATGCCATTCCCCATCAGGAGGTGGACATCCAGTGCAGCAACTGCGGAAAGCGGGTGACGTTCAAGTACAGTCCCGCCAATGCGAAAAAGAGGACGGACGAGGGTTGGAACAGTTTCGGAGATGCCCTGTATTGCCCGGAGTGCTCTGCCACGTGGGAGGAGCGGAACGGGACAGACCGCCCGCAATGGGGAGCGAAGCACACGCAGGAGAAAATCAAGGACTGGTACGACTGGCAGAACAGGAGGGGCGAACGATGAATGAGATACTGACCGAAGCCGTTGAGGTATGCCCGCATTGCATGTGTGAGAACGTCTTTGAGAATTGGGATTGCGAGAAACAGGGCTATGTGGCGACGTGCTGGAACTGCGGCAAGAAAATCATGCTTTGCGATGAGTGCATGCACATGGACGACAATCCGGGGAGAAAATGCGACTGGCATGAGGTTATCTGTGCCGGAAAATGCTCCGAGGGGGACTGCTTCAGAAAGAGAGGCGAAAAACCGTGACGAAAATCGAGATGGAGAACGCCGTCTTTGTGGAACTGACGGAGCTGCTGAATGACCCTATGAACGGAGGAGCCGAGTTCGTGTCAGTCCCAAATCTAGTAAGTCTCGCGGAGCATGGGAACAAATGGCTTGATGGAATGACCGGGAGAGATGTGCGGAACGCTTGCCGGAGGCTGAAACGGAAAGGGCTTGTCGAGCACGGGTGGGACAGGTACAACCCAGACCAGCCCAGTGGAGAATACGGCGAAGTGTGGAGCGGCGAGCCGTTCATCCCGCGACATGGGTACGGCATATCGAATGTCGGGAGGGAAACGGAGCTGTATAAGACCACCAAAAAGCGAGTGCTCGATGAGTGGGACAGTTATTGGTGCCGAGCATTCAGGAATGATGAAGAAAGAGAGGAAAGCGAAACGTGAAAGTAGTCGTTGACGTAGGGGCGACAATTCCTTTTAGGGCACACGCCACAGACGCGGGGCTTGACCTGTATGCGGTCGATGGAAAGATGATTTATAAAGGGCGTTCGAAAGTGTTTGACACTGGCGTTCACGTAGCCTTGCCGCCCAATACATATGGAAAGATTGAGAGCAAGAGCGGGCTGAATGTCAATTACGGTGTCGTGTCATGCGGCGGTGTGATTGATGAGGGATATACAGGCTCGATAAAGGTCAAGCTCTACAACCTCGGAAAGAGACGCTACCGTGTCCGAAAGGGCGATAAGATTGCCCAGCTTATCGTGATGCCCTGCCTGTATGAGCCGGTCGAGGTTGTGGGCAGTCTCGAAGAAACAGAACGGGGCAATAACGGATTTGGCAGCACAGGACGCTGACCGTATAGAAGCAGGAGGAACAAACAGAATGAATACCGTAATCGTGAGTGGGAGACTGACCGCAGACCCAGAATTGAGGTACACCCAGAACAATGTGCCGGTATGCACGTTCATCATGGCGGTGGATAGGCAGTCGAAAGACGATAATGCCGATTTTCCCGTCGTGGTGGCGTGGAGAAATACGGCAGAGTTCGTGTCAAAGTATCTCTCCAAGGGCAGAAACATCATCGTCCGGGGAGAAATCCGCACCCGAAATTATGAAGATAAGGACGGGAACAAGCGCAAGGCTACTGAAATTCAGGCAGACCGCATCGAGTTTGCCGACAGTAAGCCGAAAGACCAGCAGGAGGGCTAAAGAATGAACACCGAAAAGGATATGCGGGAGGATATTAAAAAGACCGTTCCCGATGAAAAGGAACAGGGGCAGGATAAGGTGCAGCAGCTCCTTGATGGACTTGCCAAGGGAGAATGCAGGGGCGTAAAGGGAGCGACCGCCTATAAAATTGCTGAATATGCCCAGCAAAAGGGGCTGGTATGATGGATGCGAAATCATATAATGCCGCTGTGAGGGGCAAACAGAATAGAGCAGCGGGGCAGATATTTGAGGAAATCATCGAAGCAGCCTGTCGGTATTACCGACAGGCTGGGGTTGCGGAGATAGAGAAAACGCCGGAGGCGATGAAGCCACTCGGCAGGAGTAACGGCAAGGGGCAATTCCTTGCCTGTTATACCAAGAAAGCGCAGCCGGATTTTAAGGGGACGCTCGCCGGAGGCTGTTCCGTCGTGTTTGATGCCAAGACCACAAGCACGGGGCGAATACAGCAGTCAGTCGTGACGGATGAGCAAGCCGGAGATTTGGAGCGTCATTCGAGGCTCGGAGCGGTGTGCTTCATATTCGTGTCGTTTGACTTCCAGCACTATTACCGCATCCCGTGGGAGGTATGGCGGGAGATGAAAAGCCGGTACGGTCGAAAGTATTTGAAGCCGGAGGACATACATGAATATGAGATATTCTATCGGAATGCCCGACTGGACTTCCTGCGAGGGCTGGGGAGCATACCGATAAAGGCGTAGGAGGACAGAGAGCATGGCAAAAAAAGAGACAACGGCAGAACAGATGGCACGGGAGGCAGTGGAGAAAGCCCTGAAAGATGTGCTGGCTGGTTTCGAGCTGAAAATCCAAAAGGCGTTTGAACTGGGCGCGGAGATTGGAGCTGCAAAGGGCGCGGAGATTGGAGCGCGGGCAGCTCTTGAGGCCGTGGAGCAGGAACGTCAGAAGTTCAAGGAAAAGAGGCTCAACCGTCAGTTGCGGAATACCCGCCTTTTATTGCAGCACTACCGCAGCCTGAACAGCCATTTTGCGAATGCCGTATGGGAGGAGGGCGAGAACGATGCAGACCAATTCGTAGACATTATGGAGCTGATGAGCGCGAGAGATTATGCGGACGAGGTATTTGTGGACAGTATTAAGAAATCGTCTGAAAAGACCTGTATCATCATGCGGCACGTCAATACGATGCTGGATGAGTACAGGACGATGTGCGAGGAGAGCCGCCGCCCGGAGGACGCGAGGCACTGGCGTGTTATTGAAGCTCTGTATTTGGGTGAGGTGAGAATACCAGCCCAAGAGATTGCGGAGCGGGAGAGCATTGACAAGCGCACTGTGTACAAAGACGTGGATGCTGCCGTGGATGATTTGACGATGCTATTTTTCGGTGTGGAGGGCATCGAAAAGCTCTGAAAAACACCGAGGGCACTTTTTGGGCATTTACATGGCACTATGCCGAGTGGTATGATTGAAGCTGAAAATTTGTCAAGGCTTCAAATATGCCGCCGTCAGGGTGCCGAAAGGACTATGACCGGCATATTTTTTTACGCCGGATTGCCCCAAAACAGGGCAGAAAGGATATGAAGCCATGAAAGACAAATTGCAAATCGTCTACAAAAAGCTGGACGAGATTTACCCGTACAAGAATAATCCCCGGAAGAATGACGACGCGGTGCAGTTCGTGGTGAACAGTATCGCGGCGGTTGGCTTTCTCAACCCGATACTCGTCAACAGCGAGGGCGTTATCCTTGCCGGACACACCCGCCTGAAAGCGGCGAAGTTCTTGGGCATGGATGAGGTGCCGGTCGTATATGTGGACGACCTATCCGAAGAACAGCAGAGGGCGTTCCGGCTTGCTGACAATAAGGTTGGCGAGATGGCTGAATGGGACGAGGATTTGCTGGGCGAGGAGCTTGCCTCCATCCTCAACATTGATATGAGCCTGTTCGGATTTGATGGAGACAGCAGCCTCGGCGACGATATGCTGGATGATAAATACACCCTTGCGGTGAACATCCCGCAGTATGAAATCACCGGCGAATGCCCGAAGCTGCCAGATTTATTGGACACGGACAAGAGCAAAGAGCTGATTGCGGAGATTGAGGCATCCGGGGTGACGGACGACGAGAAAGCGTTCCTGATTGAAGCCGCCAAGAGGCATAACGTGTTCAATTACAGGAACATCGCAGAGTATTACGCCCACGCCGAGCCGGAGATGCAAAGACTGATGGAGAAGTCCGCGCTCGTAATCATCGACGTGGACAATGCCATCGCCAATGGATATGCGACCCTGATGGCTGATGTGCTGGATATGATGGAGGGCGACGATGCGTAATGTGATGCTGATAATCAGCCACAAACGCCCGAAATGCTCCACGGTGAAAGCCCTGAAAAAAGCCGGATACCAAGGCGACTGGTTTATAGTGGCTGACGATTTGGATGATACGGACTATGAGGGACTGTACAAAGGGCACGTAGTCCGATTTTCAAAGATGGAATACGCGAAAAAGGTAGACACGGCAGACAATTTTGGAAAGCTGACCACCCCGGTATATGCCCGTAATGCCTGTTTTGATATAGCGAAAGAAAAAGGCTACGACTGTTTTGGATTGCTGGACGACGACCTGAACGATTTCAATTATCGGTATCTGGACGGCAAGAACCTGAAAAGCAAAAAGGTGAAGAACCTGACCGGCATCTTTGAAGCCTACTGCAAGTTCGTGTATGACAGCGGATTTGCTTGTGGCGGTTTTGTAAGTGCCGGACGGCTTATCGGGGGGGGTGGCAACCCATTGGCACGGAAGTGCTTTTATTACAACCCGACGAACGCCTATATAATCAACACCCACGTGGAGCAGTTCCCGTTTATAGGGACGCTCTGGGAAGATAGCATTTACTGTTACCTGAACAATATGACGGGAAAGATTGCGGCGGCGTTCATGCCGGTCGTAATATCCATGACTAGCCCCGGAAGTATGGAGGACGGAGGAAACCAAGACCTGTACGCCGCTACCGGCGCGTATGTAGCCGAGAGCTATGGCAATATGGTTATCCCATCCTTTTTCAGATGGACGGATGGCTGCAAGGGACACCGTTTCTCGTCTGATGTTCCGAGAATAATCAGCGATAGGTGGAAAAAATGAGAAACGACTTTGCTGTTTTTATCCTGACGCACGGGAGAGCCGAGAACGTGGTGACGCTCAAGACGCTCAAGCGAGGAGGCTATACCGGCAGATGGTATTGCATCATAGACGATGAGGACGACCAAGCAGACCTGTACCGGGAGAAGTTTGGGGCAGATAAGGTTATCGTTTTTGATAAACAGGCGGCGTATGACCGCGCAGACACGATGGACACGTTCAACGACCACAGGGCGATTATATATGCCCGGAATGAGAGCTGGCGTATTGCAAAGGAACTGGGGCTGACCTATTTCCTGATGCTGGACGACGATTACAAATCCATCGACTACCGATATGCGGATAAAGGGGCTTTGCGATATAAGCCCGTGAAAGATTTTGACCGCATATTCGAGGATATGCTGGACTTCCTTGATGTGAGCGGCGCGGACACCGTGGCGTTTGCGCAGGGTGGTGACTTTGTTGGAGGATTGCAGGGAGGCAATTTCAAAAAAGGGCTGATGCGAAAGGCAATGAACTCCTTTTTCTGCCGGACGGACAGACCGATTGAGTTCCGGGGCACGATGAATGAGGACGTTGTAACGTACACGACCTTGAGCAGCCGAGGACACCTGTTTTTCTCATATACAGGCTTTGCCGTAATCCAGTTGCCGACGCAGAGCCTCACGGGAGGAATGACCGACGCATACAAAGAGGGCGGCACGTACCTGAAAACCTTTTACGCGGTCATGTCCATGCCGAGTGCCGTGTCCGTTGGCATGATGTACACCAAGCACAAGCGCATCCACCACCGAATTGACTGGGGGGCGGTTGCGCCGAAGATACTAAACGAAAAATGGAGGAAAGGAGGAACAAAGTTTGAACATAACGGGCGATAAGATGCTAAGTCACCTTGACCGGGTGGCGGGAGAACATAAGCCGATTACGGCAGACGTGTTCCTGACGAACTACTGCAATAACAAGTGTCCGTACTGCACCTATCGCCGGTGGGAGCTTGACGCAGGAGCAAGAGCCATGACGTTTGATGAGTTCCGGCAATACGCGACCCGATTGCGGGAACTGGGAGTGCTGGGCATTATCCTGACGGGAGGCGGTGAGCCTACCCTATGCCCGGACTTTATGAGCATCACAAAATGGCTTGAGGATGAGGGCATCCATTATGGGATAAACACCAATTTCAACAGCCTTTTGTTTTTCAAGCCCGATTATCTCAAGGTCAGCCTCGACGGATATGACGAGGATAGCTACGAGAGGTCAAGAGGGGTGAGGAAATACCGGCAGACTGTGGAGAACATCAAGGCGTATGCGGCATGGCGAAGAACGTGCAGCCCGAAAACCAGCCTCGGCATCCAATGGGTAGCGAATACCGTGGAGGATGTACGGGCGTTCTATGACGCAAACAAAGGTCTTGATGTGGATTACATTTCGTTCAGACCATTCGAAAGCACCGGGGGTAGGTATTATGCAGAGGACATAAAGAAAGCCCAAGCACGGGAAATCATGGCGGCTATCGAGGAGTTGGCGGCGCACGATGAGAGGGTGACGCTCAACTTCAAGTGGAATATGCTCGAACAGCAGGAGCCGAGCTGCACAGCAGAATGGGCGCAGATAGCCCTGAACGAGCGCGGCGAGGTTATGTATTGCTGCCATAAGCCATATCAGATTGTCGGTCACATTCTGGATGAGGACATCATGCAGAAGAAAGCCGAAGCCGGAACGGATATGGCGATGTGCGATATTCCCTGCCGTATGACAGCCCCGAATATGTTTGTCCACCAAACCCAGATAAAGCGAAAGGATGCCCATTTCATCTGAACAATGGGTTGATTTTTGCATTTACGGAGGAGGTGGTGACGGATGGCGAATGCAGACAACCTAAAGGGCAAGGGCTTTGAGAGCCGAAGCACCGACGAAGTACGAGAAATTGCCCGCAAGGGGGGCATTAACTCCGGCGCTACCCGACGAAAAAAGCGGACAATGAAAAGCGGGGCAAAAATGCTCATGGATATGCCCGCGTCTAAAGCCATCACGCAGAAAATGAAGATGCTGGGCATCGAGGAGGATGATGCGACCTACCAAATGGGCGTTCTCGTGGCAATGCTGCAACAGGCACTTGATGGGAACGTCAAGGCGGCACAGTTCTTCCGTGAGATGATAGGCGAAGACCCCAAGACCGAGCTTGCGAAGCAGGAAATGAAGCTCCGCAAGGACGAGTTCAAACATAAACAGGAGCAGGAGGCAAAGGCAGAAGCCGAGGCAGCCGAGAGCAGTACGTTTGCCGATATGATTTTGGAGGCTTACGAGAAGCGATTGGAGGACGAGAACGATGGCGATGAGTAAAGAGGCTATCCTTTTCTATGCCAATCACCCTGTCGAGTTTGTGGAGGACGTAATCGGCGCGAAGCCTGACCCCGACCAGCGCGAGATACTGGAAAGCCTCGGCCATAATCAAATGACGAGTGTGCGAAGCGGTCACGGCGTTGGAAAGAGCGCGGTCGAGGCGTGGGCGGTTATATGGTTTTTATTGACCAGACCGTTCCCGAAAATCCCATGCACAGCCCCGACGCAGCACCAGTTATTCGATATTCTGTGGGCAGAGGTGAACAAATGGAGGCGCGGCAATCCGCTATTGGAGCGGGAACTGATATGGACGCATGAAAAGCTGTACGTCAAAGGTCATTCTCAAGAGTGGTTTGCGGTAGCCCGAACAGCCACGAAGCCGGATGCCCTGCAAGGTTTTCATGCGGAACACGTGCTGTACATCATAGATGAGGCGAGCGGCGTAGACGATAAGATATTCGAGCCTGTGCTTGGTTCGCTGTCCACGCCCGGAGCAAGGCTGCTCATGTGTGGCAACCCGACACAGCTATCCGGCTTTTTCTATGACAGCCACAACAAGAACAGAGGGAATTACAGGACGTTCCATATAGATGGGAGAACGTCGTCAAGAGTGTCGCAGGAGTACGTGGACACCATCATCAATATGTACGGTGAGGACAGCGACATATTCCGGGTGCGAGTTGCTGGCGACTTCCCGTTGCAGGAGGATGAGGTCTTTATCCCTCTTTCTCTCGTCGAAAATTCCATTATGACGGAATATTCTCCCCGGAAATCCCCGGAAACAATTCATATCGGTGCGGATATTGCCCGGTTTGGAGATGATAAGACGTGCATCGGTTACAAGGTCGATGAAAAGGTTGAGTTCTACCGCAAGCGGCGCGGGCAGGACACCATGAAAACCGCCGACGATATTGTGGCTTGTGGCGAAATGCTGGCGAAGAAATACCGGCTCAAAAAGGGCGAGTTCACCATCCCTGTCAAAGTGGACGACGGAGGCGTGGGCGGTGGCGTAGTGGACAGATTGAGGCAGCTCAAGGAAAACTACCCCGACCGTTTTTGGTGGATGGAGGTCGTACCTGTGAAGTTCGGGCAGCGCATCAGGCACAAGTATTATTACGACAGCACGACGTACATGATGGCGATAGTCAAAAACCTGTTATCCACCCGTGATGAGGTGGACGGGACGACAAAGCCCTGCGAGTTGATACTGCCGGATGATAATGACCTTGTGGCGCAGTTGTCCACACGTCGGTATAGCATGACCGATACCAGCAAATTGAGGATTGAGGGCAAGAAAGAAGTCAAGAAGCGAGGGCAGCACAGCCCGGACGAAGCCGACTGCATCATGCTCTTGTGCCTCCCAGTGAACTTGAAGAAAAGGAGCAAGACCAAATGAAACGAGTTATAGCACTGTTTATGGCGGTCGTTCTAACCGTCCTATTGGCGGCTTGCGGCGGCGAAAGCCCGAAGCCCAATGAAGATTATACCGAGGAGGTCAAAAGCGTTGTAGTGGACATCTCCGATGCGGACAACGGTTACTTCGATACCGTTGCCGATGTGGAACTGCACTATCACAATGGAGAGCTGTCATACATCCTAGTGAATGAGCCTACCATGCTGGCATTTGAGGTGTCAGATGAATGGGTGGGCGGTATGTGCGTTTATAGCGGGGAGCAAATATCCGAAGTCCTGCAAATGCTGGTGGAAATCGAAGCCCGGCATATGGAGGACGGCGACACGATGCTTGACACGCTCGAACAGATTATTGAGAAGCTGGAGGCTTGCCTGTTGCTGACCCAAGCCAGCACATGATGGAGGTGCAGAAGATGAGCGAAAAGAAAGTGCCCGCCCCGATGGGGGTTCGGGTTATCAAGAGCCGTGGAGGGGCTACGGATGAGAACATCAACAAAGCCCTGAACGCCACCCAAATCCAGCCGGAGGACAGCGTACAGGCTGGTGATTGGATAACGCCCCGCTATGATATGGAGGGGCTGCGGAAGATGGTCACACAGTCCACCATCCTGCCCCAGTGCTGCCGAGCCTACCGCAATAATATCCCCGGTTTCGGTATCGGGGTGAGGTATCAGGACGACATTGAGGAAACGCCGGAAATGGCAGCGGAGTTCAAACGAGCCGAGGAAATCATCGAACTGCTCAACCTTGACATGGACACCAAGGAGGTATTCGAGGACATCATCGAAGCCCGTGAGATGTACGGCATCGCCTATTTGGAGGTCGTGAGAAATCTCGCCGGGGAGGTGTCGCAGATTGAGTTCGTAAAGGACACGCCCAGCGTCCGCAAGACTATACCCCTTGAGCCATACGTCGATGCGCAGATATGGTACAAGGACAGGCTGGAAACACGCCCAAAGAAGTTTATGAAATACCGGCAGCAGCGCAACGGCAAGACGGTCTATTTCAAAGAGTTCGGGGACAAGCGCATCATGGACAAGCGCACAGGCGAATACGTGTCCAGCCTCGATATTGAGTATCAGGCAAACGAGATTTTGGAGTTCGCCATCGGCACAGAACCATACGGCGAGGTGCGATGGGTAGGGCAAATCCTGTCTGTGGATGGAGCGCGGCGAGCCGAGTTCCTGAACAACAATTATTTCGTGAACGGCAGACACACGCCACTGATGATTATTGTCAAGGGCGGCACGTTGTCCGACGAGAGTTTCCTGAAATTACAGGACTACATCGACGGGATTAAGGGCGAGAACGGGCAACACGCCTTTATCGTTTTGGAGGCAGAGGCAGCGGATAACACGCTGGATTTTGAGAACACCACCACCCCGGATGTGGAAATCAAAGACCTTGCCTCGATATTGCAGACCGATGAGCTGTTCCAGAACTACCTCGACAATGGGCGCAGGAAAGCGCAGAGCGCGTTCCTCCTCCCCGACCTGTATGTGGGATATACCACCGACTTCAACCGAGCCACAGCGCAGACCGCGATGGAGGTTACCGAAAAACAGGTATTCCAGCCGGAGCGGAAGTCGCTGGCGTGGGCACTCAACAATAAGCTCCTCAACGAGTTCGGTTTCCGTTTTGTGGAGGCGTACTTCCTTGAGCCGGACATTTCCAACTCCGATGATTTGGTGAAGATACTCACCATCTGCAATACCGCAGGAGGCTTGACCCCGAACAAGGCGAAGCAGATAGCTCTCGAAGCCTTGGGAGAGGTCAGCGAGGATTACGACGGCGATTGGGGAGATGTACCCCTTGCCTATTCCAAGAGCACTACGGCGGCGCAGGACACCTTATCCGGGCTGCTTGGTTTGTCCGAGGCCATTAAGGCAGCGCAGAACAATCACGACGACGATATTGTGCCGGTGCTGAAAGAAATCCGTAAATATCTGCGGGAGGGCATGGAGAAGCAGGAGGGCTGAAAATGTGCAGGAGATGTGAAAGCCTCATCAAAGCCATAGATGCCTACATCGCCAAAAAGGACGACGACCTTGCCGATGCCCTTGACAATGAGGGGTACGCAGTCCCGAAAAAGACCCTGAAAGCCGCAAGGCAAATCGAGGATGAGGTTGCGGAGGCACTGATGGAGGAAACAGACTATTTCCTCTCGAAGATAAATTCCTCCTTTGACCTTGAGACGTTTGCGAAAAACGTATGGCCGGGTGTCATGCTGAATGATGAGCTGGCGGTCAAGCTGACCGACATATTCAAGGAGCGGTTTACGGAGTTTATGCCCGGTATCATCGAAGTGTACCTCCAAAAGACCGACAAGGAGCTGACCCTTGAGAGCGTGAGCAAGGTTACGACCGGCTGGATTGATAGCTGGTCGCAGCAGTTGGGCGACCTGATGCAGCTCACCAGCCATGAGGAATTGCAGCACATCCTCGACAAGGGCTTGGAGAATGGGGACGACATAGCCGCCTTTACCCGTGCCATTATGGACAGCGGCATCCGGGATGAGTATTACAGGGCGAGGACAACCGCCCTCACCGAAGTCCTACGGGCGCACAGCGTAGCCCAGCAGGAGGCGTTCATGCAATCCCCGGTCGTTGCCGGAAAGATATGGAGGCACAGCGGAGCGTATAAGATTGAGCCGAGGCAAAATCATGTGGACATGGACGGCACGAGAGTTCCAAAGGATGAGCCGTTCATCCTGATTGGAGCCGATGGCGAAACATACTACCCGATGTACCCGCGCGACCCGATATTGCCGCCCGGAGAGAGCATCAACTGTCACTGTATCGAGGAGCCGGACGTTGACGAAAAGGTGCTGGGGCTGTCATTGGAGGAACGGAAAGCATTACAGCAGCAAGCGATTGATGAGATGGACGACGAATGGGAAAAGGAGCTGGACGCGCAGAACCGCGCCAAGGCTGGTATCGAATGATGATTGAGGGAAAATCGAGCTGCCACCCTGCGGCTCGTTTTCTATATATCTGAACGTCACGGAGAGGAGGTGAAAATCAGCATGGACGTGAAGAAAGCATACGAGATTACGGATGCAAAAATCCAGTTCGTTTCACTGGTGGACAAGGCAGCCAACCTGAAAAGTTTCCTGATTACCAAGTCCAAGGACGGCGAGGCGACGTTTTCCACGTATGGTCGAATAGTCCGAAAGGACGCGGAGCATCACTTTGTCACCGGCATTGTGTATGAGCCGCTTGCGGAGGATGCCCACGGGAATTTTATGACCGAGGAGGAAATCACCAAGGCGGCGTACTATTTTGCCAAGAGCGGGAGCAAGGTCGATTTGCAGCACAGCTTTGAAGCCCTGCCTGATGCGGCGGTGGTCGAGAGTTGGATTGCGAAAGCCGACTTCCAGATTGGCGATGAGACGGTCAAAAAGGGCACATGGCTTATGACCGTTGAGCTGGCAGACCAGCAGATTTGGGATGCTATCGAAAAGGGCGAAATCACAGGCTTTTCGATGGGTGGCGTAGGAAAGTACAGCGAGGAGGACGTTGACTTGGAAAACGTGGAGAAAACCGTCACCGGCAGCGGAGTGGAGCCGGAGCAGCAGGAGAAGCGAGGGCTTTTCAAGAAGCTGGCAGCAATGTTCGGTATGGAGGTCGTCGAAAAAGGCGAGTTCTCCGATGAGTATAACCGCAAGATGCGGAGCGATGCCTTTTATACAGCGTTTTGGACGCTGCAAGACATCCTCTGCCACTATGACGGATATACCGGCAAGGAATGGCTGGAAGAGGATGCGGAAAAGGTCAAGGAGGCGTTGCAGGAGTTCTCCAAGGTGGTACAGGAAGTCCTGACCAGTGGGGATGGCGTTTCCAAGGCTCTGATGCCGCCGCAGACCGTAACCAAAGCGGGCAAGAAGATGAGCAGCGCGAACCTGTCTACCCTGAAAGGCATTCAGGAAACGCTCGGCACGTTTATTGCCCAGTTTGACGAGCCGGAGGATGAGCCGGACGAGGACGATGAAGCCGAAAAGCAGGGCGGCGAGAAAGACCCCGACCCTGATGAGGACAATAACAAAGACAAGGAGGAAACTGACGTGACCAAAGCAGAAGTCGAAGCCATGGTGCAGGAGACTGTCGCCAAGGCAGTAAGCGAAGCCCTTGAGCAGACCGAGCCGCAGGACACGCCCGAAGCCGAGCCTGTCACCAAAGAGATGGTGCAGGAGATGGTGAGCAAGGCCGTGTCCGATGCGATTGCTCCTGTGCTCAAGGCGAGAGGAGTGCCCACCGCCATGAATGACGGCGCGGACAACAAGGACGTGGAGAAATCCGAAGTGCATTATCTCCACGGTATTCTTTAAGACAAGGAGGAACGAAAAACAATGGCTAAATCCAATGAGGCAATCGTAAAGGGTGCCATCGAAACCGCTTCCCTGTCCAACGGGCTTCTCAACCCGGAACAGGCTCGGAAGTTCATTCAGCAGACCTTTGAGGCTACTAATCTGGGGCCGCTCGTCCGTCACGAGATGAGAACCGCCAAGACCGGCGAAATCGACAAGATTGGTATTGCCTCCCGCATCGTGCGGAAAAAGACCGAGGGCGTTGACGACGGCTATCGTGCCGGTATCAGCACTTCCAAGATTGAATATGCGACTACCGCTATTCGTCTGCCTTGGGAGATTACCGAGGAAACGCTGCGCGAGAACATCGAAGGGCAGAACCTTGAGAACATCATCACCAACCTTATGACCAACCAGCTAGGTATTGACCTTGAGGA